TATGTTGCTTGCCACATTTTTTCATCAATTAAATACAAACATTGGCTTTCAGTCATAGGTTGCTGCAAAGAAACTTGATTACCAATGTACTGCCACTCATAACCGTCAAATCCCCACATACTTATGACAAGTATAAATAGAGTTTCAACGGTATGGTGGATGCTAGTCATCAGTAATTATAACCCACTGAACAGTATTAGGACTGCTTTCCGTCCTAAAGTTACCAGCAAGCTCCCAGTTTATATTGTCTCTTACAGCCTCTTGTTTTTCATTACCTGTAACGTGACCGTGTATCATTGCTGCCAGCATGGCTGCTATTATAATATTTTCCATCATTGAGATTTCCTGTCTGCGTACGCATTTGCACCAAAGTAAGCTGCAACCAATGCTGAGTTGGCAACAAAATATGTTGGTGCAATATCGGTAATCATTGTTGCCGCATTGTCATAACCAAGCATAGCTGTAATCAATATTGCGGCTGGGTAGTTCAAAGTGCCAAACAAAGCAAACCATGTCATGTATCTCATGCTGTCTCGCCTAGCATCAGCATCTTCTAGTTCTCTGCGTTTGAACTCTAAGGCCATTGCAATTTCATCATCACACAACGTATCATCATTGTTTGTATCAAGATGCTGATATGCGCTATCTTTTTGCAGTTTCTTTTGTGTCACAATACAATCTCCTCTGCACTACTTTGCGCCACAGTAACAAACAAAAAAACAAACAAAGCTACCGTGACTGCGATAATAGCGGTGACGAGTAACGTTGTTTTAATCGTTTCTTCAATCTCCTTGGCCCTTCGTGCAGCCTCTCTACGCGCCGCCCTCTCCGCTTCTTTTTGCTCCCTGAGTTTCTGATTATGATGATTGACAATCTCCTGCCATGTGTCTGGGCCAAAGCGCAAGTTAATCATAGTTTTGATTTCTTGCATTTGCTCCTGTAATTTTTTGGCCTCAAGAACTGAATCAATACTGCTTTGAAACTTAATGTCACCGACACCAGCTTGTTTGTTACGCTCCTCATTAAGTTTCTTTTGACAGTCAAACAATGTGCCGATTTGTTGTGAAATATCAGCAACAGATTGAACATCGTTTATACGGGCCTTGATAAAAGCTATTGCATTGGATGCCGCTGTAACGGCAGCTATCGCTGTTACTGGCTCCATCTTAGATTATTAGGCATACGGACTAGCGCCAAGAACGCTTGTGTCCCACGCCGCTTTCAGCTTTGTTATTGTGTCTGCCTTATCAATCGCAGAATTTGCTGGCGCATCACGCAAGGCTTTTTTCTTTGTCACAGATGCAGTTTTTGCAGACGCATCATCTGCCTCCAGCGCCTTCATGTACACCACATCTTCTGCCTCAAGCAGTGGCTGACGCACTTCACGGATTTTATCTTTGAAGATAACTTTTGCAGCAGTCATGTCCTCACTGATGACTTTGCCAGACAGCACCCAAGCATCACGAAAATGTCGGTCACTGGGCTTGCTTGTTAAATCAGCAGCATCAATCTGCTTGCCGTTTTTATCTACAATGTAAGTTGTTACAGCCATGATGTTCTCCTATGCGGCCTTTTCTTCGGTTTGTAAATCGTCTGATATCTTCCAAGAGTTGCGCCACTCACGGGTAGCTGGTAGCTGCTCTTTGCGGCAGATAACTATTTTAGGTTTATTGCCTTCATTCCAGTTTCGCCAGACGTGCTGAGGTATATCCTTCTGAATCAAATACTCTATTGCTTGCTCTTCGGTCATTGCCTCGACAGGCTCTGTGTTATGGAGCAAATAACCACGGGTATGCTTCTTAAAATCTGGCTGCGCTTCGTCTTTGGCTAGTTCCCAGTATACCCACACCGGAGGGAGGATTGAGCCGTGCATGGCACAAGCTAGCCAGTTTGGGTCTGGAACGAGGATGCGACAACACTCGTCTACACTGTCTTCAAATACAACGCGGTACTCAGATTGATGTGGCTCAAGATTTTCCTTTGCCCAGCACAAACGGTCAAACAGGTGTGTGCCTTGAAACTCTGGTGTTTTAATCATGCCAACACCCCACCGGGTATGGAGAAATGATTGTTGATTCCATCTTTAGGGACTGAATTTTCAACAGTATAAACAAGAGTGTTGCTTGATGTCTCAGACTCTGTGTAATTTACATTATGATTAAAATTAGCAACTGCTTGTCTTGTAACACAAGTCGCATAATCTGTTGATGAACTCATGTTGTTGGCAAAAGAAGGCGTATATCTGCCCTCTAGAGTATCAGCCACCGAACTTATGTTAAAACTGTCCAGCACTGACGCTGTGCTTTGATTATAACGCAACCAGCACTTTGTCCCTTCTTTAAGATAATTTGTGCCAATCAACCCAGCGGTACTATGCTCTATTTGGTCTGCTACAAGTTTACCTGCCATTACGCCAAATCTCCGTGTATTGCATAAGCGCAATATTTTAAATCTTTTTGGCCGCCACTATTCGACCGATTATCTAAAGAAAAACTTCCGGCTGCGCTTGTTTGTGAAGCCACTGTTGTTGATTTTCCATAAACACCAGCATGTGCGCCGGCTTCATCTTGGGTTTGTCCAGCAACAGTAATGCTATAATTTGCGTTATTCATCGCGTTAGAATAACTACAAATCGTATACCCTGTGCCTTGGTCACTTGTGCTTGCCAGATTAAAGCTGTCATAGATTGGGTGGTCAGTTGAATCTTGGTCAATAGAACCCCAAGATTTCGCCAACCCCTGCTGCAAATTAGTAGTCGTGCTATTACCTTCACCTGTTACAAGAATAGATCCAGCAGTGCTTGTGCCAGTGAGCTTGTTTGTTTTTATCTCACTCATGCCAAGTCTCCATTGATTGTGTATGTTGTATCGTCTTTATCAATGAAACCCATCGCACTGCTTCTAATGCCAAACTGAAAACTTGATGTCGTATATCCAGATGCTATTGGACTGCATACTGATGTATCAGTTGCGTTCATATTTCCACAATAATTAACATTACTCATAGCATTGCTCAAGTTTGCCGTATACTTTCCTGTAGAAACATATACCAAACTTGATGTGCCAAATGAATCACCTAAGGTTGCGCTAACACCACCTTCAAAGTGACCCCACGCTTTAGCTGGGCTTTGTTTTGTCAACGTAGCTGGGCTTGTGCCGTCTGATGCTACAATTGTATCTGCTTTTAATGTACTCATCTAAACCACCGTATACGTTTCGCCAGAGCCGACCGTAACAGTCACGCCTGAGTTGATAGTGATTGGCCCAGCAGACATGGCGTTTTTGCCATTTGTGATAG